AAGTGTACTGAGTGGTCCAGTTTTGTATACGAACACTGGAAGATATGGTCCTTGTGTGATTTTACCACTCCCTAAACACCCGTCACACCCTTTACCTTCACATGTGTCATGTTTCGCCTTTTTATGCGACCATGGCATACGAAATCCACTTCCCTTTGAACGTCGTTGAACATCACCGTATACGGACGAATCTATGATCTCATTCCAATCGATCGACTTTTTAGCGGTATACAAAGCCACGAGGATGTGTTCTCGAAGCGCCACCGCTGACACCTGATTCACGACAAATCCGGGCCAATTCATATGGATACCCGTCTTTGTGAGATTACCAGCCTTTTTAGGCTCTGATACGGATATCAAACATTCTTTACCACCGTGACGCTTGACTTTGTCACATATGACTTTGCATATGTCTTGAATCTCTTCAATACTCAAGGCTTCTGTATTTTTGTAGTCTATATCGACGAAAAAGTTGTACGTCGGTGTCTTTTGTTCTACGACATAAACCTTTTCACCACGGTGAACACACTCTACATACTTTGTATAAAACTCGTCCAATTTATCAAATGGCACGGAGAGGACTCCACCGTCCATGAGCACATGTGATAATTGGTTTCCATGAGTAAACCCCCTTTGGGAACACCAACGTTTAAACATACTTACATTGTATACGCGTCTATTTTTTAATACCTACTCACAGACGTCACAAATGATAGGTCTTGCAACTCTACACTTGAAGATAATTCATTCTTTAACACTAAAAGCTCATAGACTTTCATGTCTTTAATTTCTTCAATCTTTTCATCCGCCTGTTCGGGTGTAAACGCCCTGTTATCGATAAAGAGGTCTTTAATTTGTCTGAGAATATACGCCTTTGACTTCATCACTACTTAATAGAGAATGTTTTTCTATTCATGCTTGAAACACACGCGTAAAACTCTGGATTTTTTATGACATTATCGATGATTCGAGTCCATCGTTTACGAACATTGAACTCCTCGAGGGTATCAAAGCTCATGTAATCGTTTTCATCAAACGTCTTTTTTATGGGTTGTTTGTTTTGTTTTTTCAACTGTGTCTTTTGTTTTTCTTCATAGAACTTTTTAATAAGTCCACATTGTTCATTTCTAGAGTAATCAACGAAGAACACGAATACGTTGTATACGAGTTCTGTCGTTGCATTCTCCTTGACTATAAATTTATATTCTGTGTATTCACCTTTTTTGAGTGCCACCACTCCTCTCGTTTCTTCTTCGAGTTCTCTGAGAGCACATCGAAGGGGATTGAATATTTCTCGACGACGACACCCGCCTGTCACAAATATCCAATCCTTGAAGCGACGGTCCCTGACGGTTAAAAACCTTGGTTTTCCGTCAGCAAACGTCACTGGGATCGCGATTGCTTTGTATTTTTTCATTGCTCATTAGCAAGTTACAATTAATGAATATGTTTATTTCGTCGACAAATCGCCCAATTCTTTGGTCTTATCCTCGGTTTCAACCTCGACGTCTTCTTCCTCCTCCTCGGGTTCATCTTCGTAGTAAGACAAAGCATTGATGTATTGAGCCATTTGTCCGGAGTGTGCCTTCACTTCCGAAACTTCATTCTTCGTGTTTTTGAGTTCTCTGTATATGTATAAACTACCTAGGATACATACGACTACAGCTACGAGGAGCATAGTTTCACGATCATAGGGAATCATCATTCTATTAACATTTCGATGTATTTTTTTAAGCACCTACAATTGCACCCATCTTTACTCTATTAGAGGGTGCACATTCGTATGCGGCTTGTCCAAACTGCACGGCATTGTAGTGTGCGTCTTCGCAGTCCTTTCCTGTTTTCGTTGGTGCTTGCTTAGCATCCACAAACTTTTCCAGCGTCCTGGATTTTGGATCGTAAGTGAGCACAAAAACGATGGCTAAGAGGGCTATAACAGTCCAAAACATATTATACTATTACCTGTGATTTAATTCGAGTACATGAGGCCACCCATACCATTTTCAACACGGAGCACGTTATAGTTGACAGCGTAGATCTTGTCCAACGAGTTGTTTTCGGTGCTGACGATTCTTGCCGAATCAAGTCGGGAGAAGTTGAGAGAACCGGTCGGTTGAAGCTTAGACGTTTCAAGGCAGAACGGGTAGATGAAAAGCGACGACTTCTTGTCACCCGAGGAGAACGGCACGTGGTAGTACGAAGACACCGCCGAATAGTTCGGAGATGCAAACTTGAAATCAGTGACATCCGTACCGTTGATTTGTAACTTGACCTTGTTGGTCGCCGTCATCAAACCACCCGCTTGTGCGTTACTCGCAAGGAACTTGATCGGGTGATTGAAGTTGAGTTCTTGGATCTTGGCCTGAGAAGCAACCGCGTTTTGGACTTGCGTAATCAGGATGTTTTGCGGCTTGCTCGCAAAAACGGCGCGCTCATCGGTGTCGAGGTAGGCGTAGTTCGCGTAGCACTCCCACTTATGGATCGCGGCTTGCGCACCCCACGTGATACGAAGCTCGACATCGTGATATTGGAGAGAAATGAGCGGCAAAGCGGATTGCCAGTTCTCACAGAAGAAGAATCGAAGCGGGTAGAATTGTTCATTCGCACCACCCCGGTAGATGCCACCGGCCACAGACTTCGACAAGTTCGTCGCGAGGAGTTCCGGGGCAATGTGCGTAGAGAACGCAGAGTCTTGTTCATCAATGACTTGACCCCCAATCAAAAGTTCAACCTTGGAAATCGCCGTACTCCAGTCAGCGACGGTGTTCGCTTGCGTGCCATCACCCTTGATCGGCATGAAATACACGTAGTTGAGCAAGTCACCCTTGCGCTCAAAGCGCACGGTAGACATGCCGTTGTTCGACACGTTACCCTGGATGACTTGACGTTCGGTCGTTTGAGAGAAATTCGTGTGACGACGGTAGGTAGATCTGAAGAAACTGACTTCGGGTTGACCGACAAGGTGCGCATCTTGAGCACCGACGGCCACGAGTTGGGCAATACCACCAGACATTTTATACTATATTAGCATTTTATTTTTTTAAGCTCGGCCTCGAGATGCTCTATCTTCTGTATGGCTTTCTGAAGAGCGCCATACATCGACGCGTATATTTGATCTGGGTTTAGGAATTTAAGATCTTGAATGCCGTATTTCTGATCAATGGTTTCAATCGATTTAGGCATGACTTCTTCGACCTCCTGAGCAATCCAACCAAGTACATTTTTGTCCTTTTGATGTTCGCTAAATTCTTCAATACCACTCTTCCATGTAAATCTACGTAGTGGTACGTTTTTTACAGTTTCGTAACATTGATCAAGATCCGCATTGATGATATTTTCCTTGAGACGTCTGTCAGACGTCGATGACCACGTGCCACCACCGGTTTTTGCCGCAGTTCCAATCACTTCAAGATCGAATGTCGGTGACGACGTTTTAATACCAACACGTCCGCTGGTGACGAGAGAATTACCTGAATTCGTGAGTTGTAAAGTCGTCGATGCAGTATTACCTGTTGTCGTAATTTGCTGAAGTGTGTAACTTGGTGTGATGGACACTGTTCCTAGCGTGATTTTACTCGCGAGCACGTTTCCACGTACGGTGAGTACGTTCGATCCAGTGTCTTGAATGACGACGTTTGCACCCACGTCGAGTGTGTGTATCGGTGAAGCGTTAGAAATACCATAATTGGAAATTACAGAGTTGAAACCAGTTTGAGTGTTTGAAAATGTGATTTGGTTTGTAAAGTTACCACCGATGTTAGACAAGAAACCGGCGTCCCCGTAGTACGCTGCGGCTGTGATAGCACCCGGAGTTGAGAGATTACCCCCACTACTGAAATTCATGGTCGTGATATCGATGAGTTCTCCGTCTTGTGTGTAACCAACGATGTTTGATACAGCCGTCGCCGCTCGCACGGGGCGAATGAATGTCGCGTTCGCCCTCGTCGTATTGAGTGCGCTGGTTGTTGCATTGAGTACAATCGTGTCATTGTGTTGATTTGTTTGACCAGCTCTGAAACCGATGGCAATCGCGTTTGTTCCCTGGTTCGTTTCACCAGCTTGGTAACCAATCGCCGTTGCGTTTGTTTGTTGTCCTTGGAATGCGCTGAGGTATCCAAGTGCTACAGTCGTGTTATTTTGAGAAATGTAACCAGCTCTGTAACCAACCGCGATACCGTAGGGTTGTTGTGACGTTTCACCCGCACCTTCACCGATCGACACAAAGAATGGTCCTTGGCGAATATTTCCTTCAATGCGTACATCACCTTTCACGTATAATTGTTTATTCGCAAATGTCGCATTCGTACCGATACCAACATTACCAGTGATGACAGTGTCTCCATTTACAGTTGCCGCAGTTGCCGTGAGACCGGTGGTGAGTAGTTTATTCGTACCACCCGTAGACACGTATCCATCTGCGAGGAACTTATTCGTACCACCCACCTTGTCGAGCACGAGACCATCACCGGCTGTGTAACGCATACGGGTACTTCCTATCTGTAAAGCACCCGTCAATTGCATTTGTTCGGTCGGTGTCGTGGTACCAACACCAACGAATCCACTGTTTTTGATTGTAATGACCGGCGAATTCGCGGTTCTAGACGCACCCGTAGCTTTCGTATCAAAAACAATCTCACCTGCGCGAAGGCGAATGCGATCTTTTGTGTCATTTCCCTTGAAGAGTAAGAGTTCGGATGCCGTGTTTCCTTGATCGAAGACTCGGTTTTCAATCACGGTATTCGCATAGCCATTATCACCGAGGGTTCCACCAAATAAAATCGATTTAGGACCCACCGTACTATCACTTTGTCCAACGTACACGTTACCAGACACGTTAAAGTCACCAGTTTCATTGATTCTAAATTTTTCACTGTTATTAATTCTGAAGACATGATTGTATCCAGTTGGTACGTTGTATCGTAGTTCGTTCGGTAACTGCGAAACACTAAAGTTTACGGAATCAGCCCCCGCGTTGTACAAACGAATCTTCTCACCGGCAGAATTCTTAAAGTTGAGAATGCTACTTGTACCGACTTCAACACTTCCATTCACCGCAAGACGGTTTGTGTCGGGTTGAGTACCGATACCAACATTACCATTAATAAACGTATTACCACCTCGTTTCACTTCAAATCGATCCGTGATGACATCCGGGTTTTGTCCGGTCGAGTTCACATCTCGAATCACGAAACCTGCGTCGTTCACTTCATCGTGAAAGTCGAGTGCAAATTTAATAGCATTTTCCGTACCAATTTGACGAAGGTAGGCCCAGTCATTTACCGACCCACCGTGACCGAATGAAATGTATGTGTTTGAATAATTCGCGGCGTTAACTCCAGACACATTCAAAAGCGCATCACTCGCATCGAGATGCAGATGACCACGCACACGAGCATCACCGACGACATCGAGTTCATAACCAGTTGTCGGTTGGGTCGTACCGATACCAAGTTGACCGGCACTTGTCATGACCATCAATGGCGTCGCACCACCGAGGCCGAGTTCGGCATCCGTGTGTGAACCACCTCTGTACCACGCAAAGTTCCCAGGTGTTCTGAAATATTGCGTGTTCGTTTGCACACCGACACCATATCCACTACCAGATAAGTTAATCTTTTGACGCGTCGATGCAGCGAAAGTCATATCGGTTAATATTTTCATGTCACCACCAACATCGAGGTTCGCTGTTGGTTGTGTCACACCAATACCCACAAAATTCGTTGTATTCTTGTTGAGAATCGTCATCGCCGGAACACCATTCACATTTTCGTTGGAGCCGACGATGAATTGTAATGCACCGCGATCTTTATTGGGTGTTCCGACGACTTCTTCGTGACAATATGAACGAATCTTAGAAAAGGCATATTCACGATTTTTATAGTTTGGCATCAGTGTCATTTCAACATTATTCAGCTCTGGTTGCGTACTCGCATAGCCGCGCTTCAATTTTAGCGCGCGTGTGAGACTTCCCTGTGCTGTGGGACCTGACACAACGATGAGCTTTGAATCGGTGTCTGTCGTACCGATACCCACATTTGATGTTGCGAGGTTAATCGTCATGATATTGGATTCCGTGCCATCCGTGAACGCGTTACCGAAATACATCTTTTCTGTATTCACTTGAATGTAGGCATTTTGATTGTTATCCGTGTCAATAAATCTAAAGGTTGGGTGTTCGTCTTGAATTCGGATATCACCGTTGACATGTAATTGACTTTGCGGGGTCGCCGTATTAATACCAACTTTGGCATTTTGGTCGATGACCATGGATACCGTGCCATTTTGTCCGGGGTTAAGCGCGGCATCGTTGTGTGAACCACCCTTAAACCACGCGAATCCCGAAGATGATCGATAGTATTGATTATCCGATTGCACACCAATCGCATACGTATTTCCATACAAATCAATATTTTGTCGAGTGACACTCCCAAACGTCACACGTCCATTCACAAAGACGTTTCCGTCGACATCAAGTTCTTGTTGCGGAACAAGTGTACCAACACCCACCTTACCATTCTTGGGAAGAAGTAATAGGTTAATGTTATCGGTGCTAAAGTTATTTGAACCCTGAATAAAGATAGAACCATTTGGTCCAACGGTTTGGTCGATGCCCATGCGTGCGGAAAGTCCACCATCTTCACTCGTGATGTGAAATTGGGAATACTCGACATACGACGGATCACCACTCACAGCCACACCCTTATTTCCATTGATACCCATACGACCAGTTGCAGTAATCACGTTACTCGTGACGAGATTCGAAAGTGTTTGACCATATGCGTGAATCACTGGTTCATAATGAATACTCGGGTTTACAACAAACTCCCTCTCTTCGAATATTTCTGTAATGGGTCGATTGTAATATTCACTCGAGTTTTCATCCCTAATTATGATAGAGCACCCCGTAAGATCACCACTCACAACACCTTGCACGTTATAAATTGTAATAAAACCCGGTGGCACCTGTGATACGACATCAAATTCAACAAAGTCGTCGGCTGTACCATCGGTTTGGACGATTGTGCTCAAATTCCCGTCGTATGCATTCGACGACGCACGATATAATGAGCTACCGGGTAAATTCGATTGCCTCGATGCCGTGATCACCATTTTACGTCCACCGATGTCAAAGATTTCAATCTCACGGAAGTGAATGATAGTTGATTGATTATCAGCGCGGTCGACACGAACCGTCCATGTGTGTGAATCATTGTGCACATCGAGGCGTGCGTGTGGGGTATCTATACCTATACCGACGTTCGACGTTGTCGCCAAAGATGTCGTCGCATTTGAAAACTTGATCGACCGTGTCGTGACGTTACCAGAGACGGAGTCACTGATCTGTTGAAATGTGATGTTCGAGAGCGTACTCGCGTCACCGAAATAGTAGTCGCTCGTCACGTTCCCGTAGACGTGTACATTTATGCTATTTGATGTATCTGGGATGATATCCTTTGCGACGAGCTCTGATTGTGTGTAACCAATCGCATATTCCTCAAAACCAATACCAGATTGATCAGGGGTTCTATAAATTGCCATGACGTTTGATTTCTCACCATTGGTTGATCTAATGAGATACGACCCAAGGTCATACCCAAGATCACCGGGATTTTGAATACCGTATCCTATTAGTGGGTTTTCTACGACGGTAATATTCGCGTAGATTAACTGCGTATCACCCAAAGTAGTGAGATTACCAGAAACAATTGTTCTACCCTCTAAGAATACATTCCCACGTACAACAAGTTTTGATTCACCCGTATCATCAATAAAAACATTTGATCCAACATCTAACGTATGAATGGGTGTTGTGTTCGCGATACCAACGTTCGATGTCGTCACGAATGATGTTTCTGTATTACTAAAAATAAGCGTTGAAGGCACGAATGCTGATGTCGATGCAATCTGATTGAAACTCAGATTCGAGAGTAAGCCGCCGTCTCCTAAGTAGACTGAAGCCTCAACGAACTGGGTACCTCGCTCCTTTACCTGGTGACTCTTCGTGTCGTAAGACATCACAACATTCTGAGCCACGTTCGGAGTTGTCTCCTCAACCTTCCTGAGATACACATTCGTAAAAACGCCCGTGTTCCCGATGTTCGGCATTGTTACTTTAAATAAGGATTATAATTTGGGGTGTGCCTTAATGTATTTGACTGTGTAAATATCATAAGAGACAGGTCTTATTTTTTCATGAGCTCAGCCACATGTGCTTCGAGCCGTTCTTTATCTTCGATGAGCTTCTGGATGGTACCAAACATCGCCGCGTAAATCTGGTCCGCATTTAAGAATTTGACATCTGTGAGTCCATACTTTTCATCCACGGTATTTACTGACTTTGGAAGAATTTCTTCAACCTCTTGTGCAATCCAACCGATCACGTTTTTATCCGTGATTCCTTCAACATCGTCTCGCCATTTGAAACGCCTGAGTTTGAGATTTTTAACGGTGTCGTAACATACATCCAAATTTGCATCTTGAATGTTTTCTTTGAGACGTGCATCTGACGTAGACGTCCATGTACCACCACCCGTTTTTGCAGCGTCACCGTTTACTTCGAGTGTATACGAAGGACTCGTTGTCGCGATACCCACGTTCGACGCTGTGACGATGGATGTAGTTGCGTTATTGAATTCAATGGTGTGGGAAGTTGTGTTTCCTGTGGTTGAAATTTGTTGGAATGTGTACGCTGGTGTAATCGACACATTCCCAAGAGTAATTTTACTCGCGAGCACGTTACCTTCCACGACGAGTACGTTAGATCCCGTATCTGAAATGTATACATTTGACCCAACACTGAGCGTGTGTGCCGGTGAGTTATTCGCGATACCAGCTGGTCCGGTTGTGATGAGACTAAGCGTTTCGTTTTCAATCGAAACGGTCTGAGTCGTGACGTTTCCGTTCGTCGTGATGAGTTCCAAGTTGGATGCGATATTTGACAAGAAATAACCATCACCCACGAATCGCGTCGCGTACACGTTACCGATCGCGTGTATGACATTCGATCCCGTGTCATCAAAATACACGTTAGATGCAATACTGAGTGTGTGATCAGGTGTCGTATTTGCAACACCCACCGGACCGGTCGTTGTGAGACTTATATCACTGTTCAAAAGAGATACAGTTTCACTCGTGACATTCCCATTCGTGACAATTTGTTCGAGATTTGATGCGATGTTCGACAAGAAATAACCATCACCAATGAATCTCGTGGCGTAGACATTACCGGTTGCGTGGATCACATTCGATCCACTATCATCGATGTAGAGATTTGACCCGATACCCATCGTGTGTTCGGGTGCCGTGTTTGCGATACCCACATTCCCACTCGCGACAAAACTCATCGCATTCGTGAATTCAATCGTATTCGCGGTCACGTTTCCATATTGCGTGACTTGTTGAAGTGTGATGTTTGAGAGACCGTGGGCGTTCCCGTAATAGGTACCGAATTCACTCACCGTGATATTATTTTGAACTCGGACATTCCCTTGAAGATCGATTAAGAGATTTTTATCTGGGTATTGATAGTATAAAATATGATCATCGGTGAATGTATTTTGTGTATACCCAACCGCAAATCTGTGATCGACGGCGTGGTGAATCAATGCGATATTGGAATATGAAACAATTTCCCCTCCTTCGAGGTGACTGTGTTCAATGATGAATCCACTGTCAAGACCCGTCGCGCTATTGTTTGAACCTACACCAAAGATTCTGTCTTCAATCGTGACCGAGGTGGAAGAAATAATGGTTGTGTTACCACCGAGCGTGATGTTACCAAGGAATTCGGCTTCACTGGCGGAAATGACATACTTCCCTTCGGGTGTTATGAATACAGGTGACTGGATGAACTGACCGGTCGTATCTACCATGGGAATGTATTTATTCGTTGAATCTGTGAGACCGAGCACCGTAATGTTTGAACCAACTTCTAAATTTGCCGTCGTAACGAGACCCGTCGTCGCGTTCGTGAATTGAATGGTATTAGATGTCGTATTACCAGTGTTCGTGACTTGTTCAAGGGTTTGAAGCTTTGTCAAGAGATTCGCCGGAACAATCTTTCGAAGGTTATTGTTCTCGGTGTTGACGTACACGTACGGCGACGTCGTGGTCTCGATTGGTGCGTTTGGAATATCATTTGAACGACCCACACCCGTAACGGATACAATACCAGAATTTGGATGTCCCTTTACGACCAAACCAATATTTTGAATGAGATCGGTCGCGCCATATGGTTTCACGTTTGAGAGAGCACCCGCGGCGACATTACTGACATAGACAGTTTCACCAGTTTGGAAATTATCTGTATTTATTCCATCGGCACGTCCGAACGTGACGATGAGACCCTCTTGGTTTAGGGTAAACGCCTCATAGGCTAAGCCAAGGGCAGGCATTGTGGCACTTGAATCAGCTCGCGCCTTTCGAATAGAGAATGTATTGTTTCCAATCGTACCCGTCGCATACACAGCGTCACCTTTATCAATGACCTCCTCTGCCTTTGCGTAGAGGAATGTGTGGTTTTGAAGTTGGTTCGTCCAGTTGGAACCATCATACACAAGCATATCTTCATTGGCGAGTGCCTTTTCCCCTATGACAACATTTGACAATTGGTCGAGTTTAACGATCACATTTGACACGAGATCCGTGGTAAACGCTGTGGTTGGGTTCGTAAATTGAATTGTATTGGAAGTTGTGTTTCCCTTGTCACTTACAACTTGTAACGTCACGTTCGCGAGATGTCCACCGTCCCCATAGTAGCGCGCCGCGTGGACGTTGTTTGTGACCATGACGTTTGAATCGACAAACACATTCCCAGTCACATTGAGTTCTGATTCCACATCGGTATTTCCAGAAACGACCACGTTAGATGCTACAAACACATTCCCAGTCACATTGAGTTCTGATTCTACATCGGTATTTCCAGTGACGATGACATTCGATCGCACAAACACGTTCCCATCGACGGTAAGTTCGGATTGTACATTCGTATTCCCAGTGATGATGGCGTTTGAAGCAATGAAGACATTACCACTCACATTCAATTCCGAGGAAATGTCGGTATTTCCGGTAATCACGGCGTTGGACGCCACAAAGACATTCCCACTCACATTCAATTCGGACGAAATATCCGTGTTACCACTCACGACGACGTTCGACGCCACGAACACATTCCCATCGACGTTGAGTTCTGATTGAATGTCGGTATTCCCAGTAATCACGGCGTTTGATTCAATAAAAACATTGCCAGTGACATTGAGTTCTGAAGATATGTCAGTATTTCCCGTGATAATCACATTAGAGCCCACAAAGACGTTTCCAGTAACATTGAGTTCGGAAGAGATGTCTGTATTTCCAGAGACAACGACATTCGAAGCGACAAACACGTTACCAGTGACGTTCAATTCCGATTGAACATCCGTGTTTCCTGTGACGATCACATTGGATCGAGCAAAGACGTTTCCATCAACGTTGAGTTCAGACTGAACATCTGTATTCCCAGTAATAATAGCGTTAGAACTCACGAAAACATTGCCGGTGACATTCAGTTCCGATGAAATGTCTGTATTACCAGCGATGAATACGTTTCCTTCGACATTGAGTTCCGACTGCACGTCTGTGTTTCCGGTGACGATGACGTTAGAGCCCACAAACACGTTGCCAGTGACATTGAGTTCTGATTCTACGTCTGTATTTCCAGTCACAATCACATTGGACGCCACGAATACATTACCAGACACATTCAGTTCTGAAGAGATGTCGGTATTACCGGACACAAACACATTTCCGTCGACGTTGAGTTCTGACTGCACGTCGGTATTACCACTGACAATCACGTTAGATGCCACGAACACGTTACCCGTGACATTGAGTTCGGATTGAATGTCGGTATTGCCACTCACGACGACATTCGAAGACACGAATGCATTGCCAGTGACATTGAGGTCGTAGCCGACGTCGATGTTAGCTGTCGCGGTGATATTATTCGAGCTCACGATGTTTTGAACAACCGTGAAATCGGTCGTAAACGTCACATTACCATCGACCGTGAGATCGCCACTCACGTAAGCATTCCCCGTCACACCGAGCACGTTGGACGTACCACTATCCTGCACATACAAATTCGATCCAACGTCGAGTGTGTGCGTCGGGATATCTTGAAGAATACCAAATTTCGATGCATCGTAGATTGCGATGGCATTCGTTTCATCGTACGTCGTGAGAGAAAACACCGTATTAATGTAGGTTATCGTGTAATTACTAATCACAAACCCAAACCCAAAGTTATCATTAATCTCGATGAGACTGCCTCTGATGACTTCTTCGGTGATCGTGATTGGTCCTGGACTCGTATCATTGACAACCGCGACCTGCGTTCCATTAACGGTTACTTCGAGTTCATTCCCAAAACCGAGCTGTGTGGATTGGATCGTCATATTTAACGTCCCAGTTACAGGTGCCGTGACACTGACGTTTGATGCGTTATACGTAATGGTCTTCAGGGGTGTCTCTGATTCATTGAAATGCCAACGACCAATGTGCGTGCTCCCTGTTGTATACGTATTCCCGTAAAATTTCGCCTTTAGGGGATTTGATGGATTAAACGTGATCGTCTGCTGCGTAGCGTCGCTCGCTGTATACCCAAACGAAAGTTCATCGCTACTTTCTTTAAAAATGACACCCACATTACTCCCCACCACCGTCCGGGTCATCATGACACCGATGTCATTGATCCCGGGGTTATTACGCGCGAGTTCTATGATTGGATCCTTAATAGTAAGATTCTGTGTGTTAATCGTCGAAGTATTTCCTTCGATATAAAGTTCACCTCCGATCCACACGTCACCACCTTCATTAATGTAAAAATTATTACCAACGTCGAGTAAGTGAATGGGATTCGCATTACCTATCCCTACATTTGACAAGGTGACGAGACCCGTAAATGTATTATTAAACACAGCTGTATTAGTCGTCACGTTACCCGTGATGAGTACATCCTCTAAACTTACACGAGACCCTGGACCAATATCTACGATTTCCTTGGTTACAAAATTATATACAATTGTGTTCGATGTCGCACGCTGGTCGAAATCATACCGTAGTGGTGCTACGTAGAACGAATTCGCCGTGAGACTCGGAAAAACATCCGGAGTTGCATTGAGCACGATCGTATTTTCAGGTTGATAATCAGACGTATTCTTACCGAGCCTGATCTTCTCTGAACGATCGATGGTACTCAAGTTCTTCACCATTTATATAATCTCGTATTTTAATTGGCGTAGATGAGACCGGCCATACCATTATTTATTCTGAGTATGTTATAATTTACCGCGTAAATTGGGTCGTTTATTGGTAAGGTTTCACTATGTATCATTGCTGAATCTAAACGACTGAAATTGAGCGTTCCTGTGGGCTGTAGAAGACTCGTCGTGAGACAGAAGCAATGTAAGAAGATGTCGGGCGACGTCACGTAATTCGTGTGGTAAAATGAAGAAACATCGATGTAATGTGGCCTTGCCCATTTATACACACCGATATCCGTGCCGTTAATGCTTATTTTCACTTTATTAGTTGCGGATGTCAACGCACTCGTATAACTGGTATTCGAGCACGCGATGTACTTTACCGGATGATTGAAACTCAACTCATGAATGAGTTCACCCGAAGGGATGTTCTTTTGAACCTGGTGAATGAGAATATTATGGCTTCGAGAGGCCATGCTTGCGCGTTCTTGATTATCTAAATAATAGTAATTCGCAAACGCTTCCCAATTGTATAACTTAGCGTCAGGTCCCCATCGAATACGCACTTCGACATTGTGATACTGCAACGCACACAAAGGGATCGCACTTTGTGGATTTTCACAAAAGAAGAACCGTAATGGGTAAAAATACGATCGTGAGCTCAAACCCGGATGTGGACCGTTTGAGGATTTTGACACATTATTCGCAAACGTGTCTATCGCAATCTTTTCACAAAAGATTGAATCTTGTGTATCTATGACGTGACCTCCAATCAAAAACTCAACACTCTCAATGAGGGTTGTCCAGTTCAATGAATCAAGTGCTTCTGAATGGTTGTCAATCGTAAGATACACATAGCCTAAAAGATCACCCGTTTTTTCGAAACGGATGGTCGACATAGAGTTACTATTCACAGCTCCCTGTATGGTTTGTTGCTCGAGAGATTGTGAAAAGTTGGAGTGCCTCTTAAAAGAAGAATTAAAAAACGAGACCTCCGGTTCGCCCATAATATGTTCATCTTGTGCGCCAATCGCGATGAGTTGAACGATACCCGAAGACATTTATATTACCTAAATGTTATTTTTACCTAAAAGCTCCGCATATTTGGTTTCCTGCAAACAAAACGAATAATCAAGAAGTTATCACCCGTGGCACCATCCTCGATAGTATCACCGTTTTGATCACGAATCGTCACTGTGAGTCGATCGATCGTGTTGATAGGATCGATGTATTGTGTAATGACTGGGTAGTGATCTCTGAACACAATTAAATCATTCGTCCCGGAGTGAACGTTTGATTTACTAATCAACGATGCGAATGAGTTTCTGAGAACAGACAACGCCGGTTGCGTTGCGACAGACTGTGGTGGATCTTTCGATGCTCGATCCGTGAAAATAGAGTCGAGTTCTGAAATCGAGACGTAACAATGTTCCGTCGCGTCCGTCGTATGAATATGTGCACCAAGAAGTCTCGCTTGCACAACATTACGAAGTGGTGTGTTCAGGTACACTGTGAAAGTGTTCGCACTGTCCTGTCCAACACTATCGAGAGTGATCGTGTGAAATTCATAATCAATATCCGGAATACTTTGGGACGGCGCCGTGATAAGTGCCATTTTACTATTATATACCTAGATTAAAACACCACCAATTCCATCACCAATTTCATAATCACCGTGGTCGCGGACGACCTGTTGCATACCGCATACACCACCCGGAGTTAACGATCGGCTATAGTAGCCCGCTGTCTTCTGGGGACCGGCGACGCATTCGAGCTTGTGCTCGAGATCAAAGATAGACTTTTCCGACTTTGGCTTAATCACGATAGGCCTGGCCTGGTAACCACTTCGGCGAGACTTCAGGAGGGTCAACAGGTAAATAGCACCAATGATTGCTAACACGCCCATGATGGCACCACGATCGGCTTTATTGAGATTGAGCTTGAACATTTATAGTTCACTGACATTTTTTTATAAAGTGCGTTAAAGATTTTTGAATACTTTCAAGTTAAAGGGTAGATGGACGAAGAGATTGTTCTCGACCGAGGAAATGCGACAGTCATGAAGCTTGACGCAGATGAACAGGCGCTCATGGACGAAATCCACATTAGCGCTCCCAAGATGCACATGCCGAAGCGCCCGGTATCCAACCAACCCCGAAGACCTCAACAACCGAGGAGTGCTCCACAGGAAGAGATCGATGCATTCGCCAACCCGAACAAGCAAGCCCCACCACCAAAGTTTGAAAATGAAGAAGTTGATTACGGTGAAGATGAACCCATGTTCTATGATGACGATGAACCGGGTATGTATGAACAGGAACAGGAACAAGAACGACCGGCGAACGGTTTCACATCGGTCGACGAAGAAAAGGCGGACATTTTAAATAAGCTCGCCAGACTCGAAAAGAAAGGCTTCAACGTGAACAAGCGCCTGAATGCGTACTCGTCGATTGACGAACTGCGCACCGAAGTGAAACGTGTCACCTATAGTATTGAAGTTGAACAGTCTGTTAAGTTCAGTAAGCGTATGTTAATCGCGTGTGTGACTGGTCTTGAATTCTTGAATAAACGTTACAATCCGTTTGAATTGTATTTAGACGGATGGAGTGAGTCTGTCATGGAAAACCAGGACGATTACGACAATGTCTTTGAAGAGCTGTACGTAAAGTACAGAAGCAAGGTCAATGTTGCACCAGAAGTCAAGCTCATCATGATGTTGGGTGGATCTGCTATGATGTTCCACTTGACGTCTTCGATGATGAAGGCGGCGCTTCCAAACATGAATGACGTGCTCAAGCAAAACCCAGATCTCATGAAGAACATGGTCCAGGCGGTTCAATCAACTGCCCAGCAACGAAACGACCAGACTCCGTCAGATGAAGGTCAATATGAAATGCAGGGTCCGGGTCTCGACATTTCTAAGTTGATGGGTGGTATCATGATGCCCCCACCACCACCGATGAATACGTCTCCGATGGTGACGACGCGCCAACCTGAACCTACATTTGACGATGACGATGTCTCTGATATTGTTTCTATTTCAGGCGATTCTACGGGGGGTGAAGTGAAAGAAGTGAGTGTGTCCACGACGACAAAACCCAAGAGGACCAGAAGAAAGAAGAAAACTGAAATTAATCTGTGAGTATATCATAGATGATAGGATACTGTCCCATCGAGGAAGATCCACCTGCGGTTCATCAGGTCGAGGTCATGCGACCGAGATCACAAAGAGAACCTTCAGGGCCCGAAGAGACCGAATGTAATTATTTAGTTTTAGCCTTTATCTTGGGTGTTGTCGTGTTAGCCGCGACTGATAACGCGTAAATCGTACTTAGTTCCATGTATGGAATTTGTTTAATTTGCAAATAGAATTCCAGCCATACCTTTATCGACGCGTAAGATATTATAGTTCATCGCGTATATACTTATTTCCTCAGTCTCGGCGCGCTCGTATCCTTTTTGTACATTTCGAAGGATTAGCTTTGCGTTATCGAGACGACTGAAATTACACGTCCCGGTCGGTTTATAATCAGATGCATTCATACAGAAGTGATAGGCGTAATATCTCGTATAAAACGGACACTCCTGATCTTCGTCGTATTGAATGATACCGTATTTCGTATGATTATAGTTTTGAATCACGTGGAAATACTGTGGAGACATGCTTTCGAGAAGGGGTGTTCCATTCATTTGAATATCCGCGGTTGAAAATGTAAACCTATCGGCTTCGACAACGGCTGATTTCGTCGTGTATCCAAAAAAGAGAGACTTAACGGGATGATTAAACTGTGAGATGTCAATGTCATTGTATCCACCGTTATTCGTGTTATCTGAATCTGCCTTGGCTTGCGCCGCTGTATAAATGCTAAATAAAGCATTCACATTACTCTGTTGCGCATCAACAGCTGGTTGATCGATGGGATTTCCAGACAGGAGTGAATTCAAAATCGTATTCGCCGAGTTATATTCGTTTCTAGCGATAACTGCCTTGTCGTTATAATACTCCGTGTCATTGCACACGATCTGTCTTTTGATATTTTGGACTTGCGTCACGATGATATCCATTCGCTTTTCTGTGAATCGCTTTCTTTCAGATGTATCTAAAAATATATAATTACCATAACAATTGACACCGGACACGTTTGATGACTTGAAGTTAATTCGAATTTCAACCTGGTGGAATTGTAGGGCTAGTAGGGGTAAGAAAGAGTTGTTGTCGCAAAAGAAGAAATGTAACGGGAGGAAGTTGGGGTTCGTCGTTGAACACTTGTTGTTAATTTCTTGAGATTTGGTGTACGTATCCGCCAAATAGTTTTGCCAAATATCCGAAATGTAATCGTATCCATATGAATCAACCTTTTGTCCACCGATGTACAAGTCAATCGTCGATTCAAAGAATTTATTGAGCAAGTCGGTTCCTTCGAACCACACTGCGTTAATGATATCACCATAGACTGGGATAACGACACTCGAATCAGTACTCGTCACTTCTTTGATGAACTTGGGTGCTTGTGAAAAGTTCGTGTGTCTCGAGTATTTCAAATTAAAGAATGACGTACCTTCCGACGTCGTCAAATAAACATCTTGTGCGCCTTTGGACACAAGCTGCACCAATGCTCCAGACATTTAATTTATGTCCAGATTATAAAAACAGACACTTTCCCTGAGGGAAATCTGGAGTTTCTTCCTTGATCGCGTGTCTTGGGATATTGAACCCCCCTTGCCTATACACTTTCATTCGTTTATAGTACATCGCTGTGAGGATGGACCACTTATCATGAATGTCATAAATGTGTGGATTGTTCTTCTTCCCCTTAGTCTCTCGCATGATTCGACCGATTGACTGAACGATATCAGACTTGGGGGTCGCTAAAATCACCGTATCGAGCGTGGGTATATCGAGACCTTCATGCGCTTGTGAAAACGTGGCAAATATAATCTTTTTTGTCGATGATTCCTGGAGATCCGCCTCTTTCATGCCACCCATGTATAGACCTGAATTTTTGGGAAAGCACTGATGTAAGAATTCACAATGCCATCGACGTTCACTGAGTACGAGTAATTGTCGAGTTCCAGCTGATGCCTTCTTAATCAGATTCACAAGCATGACATTTCGCTGTCGATCTTCAACGACCATCGTGATCATGTTTGGTAGTGATAACTTTCCAAACCGCGTACATGGTGGTGCATTTTTGTAATTCTCACATTCATATTCGATTGGAAACACATCGACTTGATCCTGATTCTTCCGTTCCACCGCAAAAAACGTTGGACCCATGAACCAATGAAGTACCTTTGTGAGTCCATCCTTTCTTTCTGGAGTTGCCGAAAGACCAAAGATGTGCTTGGGACACATTTTGAAGAGCGACTGACTGAACACTTTGGCGCATATATGATGGGCTTCATCGACGATGAGCGTTCCGATAGACTCAAAATCGCTGAATGAATACTCTTTGAGTGCGAGTGATTGAAGCATGGCGATCACGAAATCACACTCAACCTCTTTTTTGTCCTGTTGAACGATACCGATCGTAGCACCCGGACAGAACTGTTGAATTCGTTCACGCCATTGGTCTGCGAGAAATTGTTTATGTACGATGATCATGGTCCTGTAACCCAGCTTACACGCTATCGCCAAGGATACGGTCGTCTTACCGTACCCACACGGAAGGGATAGAACTCCGTGACCTGCATTAAGAGCCGCAGCAAGTGCGGCGTTCTGATGAGTGGCATCTCGAAGCTGTCCAGTAAACTTAGCCTTAGACTTGGCGGGATCTGGTCGCTTATCTTTCTGTGGGGTTCCAAATGCATCAATTCCAAAGAATCTTGGAACGCAGATTCCAGTCTTAGCTGGTTTAAATACCTTAAAAGGCGGTGGTGGATGTCCGAAATCGCCATTGACTATGGGTCTTACCGTCAATTGTTTTTTTATTTGTGAAAGATCCCCGCCACTTATGAGGTACCCTGTCCTCGTCAAAGAGGTTTCCATTATATGGATTTAAAGACTTGAAACTTTATATCGATATAATGCCTACTCTTAACGTTGACGAAAACATTTATAAGATCACCGACGCGATCAACCAAATGAGTCAGGAGATCTTGCGTCTTGAAGGTTCGCTTCGTGTGTTCCGTGGCTTCAAGGAAGCTGGGCTCACTGAAGTCGAAGTGCCGCTCCAACCACCGGCTGCCGAAGCCGAAGCCGAAGCCGAAGCCGAAGCCGAGGCCGAGACCGAGGCCGAAGCCGAGGAAGAAGTCAAGGAGACGACTGAATAGATTTAAGCTTCCACGTGTAGCCACTGTATTCACCGGTGTTCCAAACACCCATAAATTCAACATCTACGTCTATGACATCATTCCTTACGAGAGATTGTACGGGTCTTCCAATGACTTCACACATGACCCTCCTGTAACGAAATGGTACCTTGAGTGTGAGTATGCGCCCTTCGAGTGGATTATCGACTCGCGTGTTCTTTATAAGATGTGTCTTGGATGCGTGTATCCGTTGGATCGTGTGTGTCATTGACTCTGAGACGACGACACGCATGTACTTTTTATCATTATGTTCGTACATCGGTTCATGTACGCGTGCGTTGAATAACATATATGAGTAATAGCAAGATGGCTATAAGTCTCGTTATAGTGAGTGGCCATGAAGGTTTTCTGGTACCGAACGTCTCGTGGCAGAAACGTCGACCGACTTCGATAGCGGCTTCCATACTTGAATATGGTGTATTTCTCGGTGACATCATACCACATAAAGCGACTTTCGTCGAGTGCCCGAAGAACGGAACTTGTCCATGTACACTCAATACACCCGACGATTGACTGAATGTCCACTTTTTACCCGTCCATGTAGATCCCCATCCAATTCGTGCGTGCTTTGGTTTGGGTACTCTCAATTGACGAATCACTTCGTCGATGAGTTTCTGTGGCTCGGTCTTAAGGATATCTTCCGTGAGGTCGCAGATGACACATGAAACTGTTTTCTGATCCGATAATACGACGGGTTGTAAATTCCATGGTGTTTCGACGGCGATCTTTAAGTCATCGTCGAGTTTTATAGGGTATGGATAATCGAGCAAGACGTTAATACATCCATATGTGCTGTCACGAATTTGCTTTACGGCATTCGGCCCCCAATTTTCCTTGACGAGTTTAATCGCGGGTGTATTATCTACACACATCACGAGTAAACCATCGGATATTTCTGTCCCGTCCGTGAACTTTGCAAAGTATTCATTCTGAAGATAATCGACAGTGTCGAGTTCTTTATTAAACACAAATTTGACACCCCTTTTCGCGAGTGCCTTTTGCATGGCGTAACACATCGCACGTCCGGAGACGCGTTGTGTGTACATCGTCGAAAGTCCGGCATGATCAAAACTCTTTACGAATTCATACGCCGACATGACATTCCATGGAACCCCGTCGATTTGAAACGTGAGTCTCTGGATGATTTTCTTACCCGAGTCCGACATGGAATCGTCGAGCGCTTCTTTGAGTGACATCTTTGAATATTTCCATGGACGTGTGAGTACTTTGAGTGAAAGTGATCCGAGTGCGAGATAATCGGAAAAGGACATGTGTTTAAAAATGTACCCATAGTCGTATTCGGTTGGTTGAAAAACATCATTCCAACGAATATTCATTTCATCGAAAAGACTGCGCGTGTTAATGAATGCGCGATCAAACACTATGCGGTGTGCGTGTAAGTCTCGATACTCTGAAGATGGCTCCCACCATGAACCACCTGCACCAAGTTTCTTGTCATAAATCGTCACATCGCATGGTCTTGTACTGATAAGTTCCCATGCGACAGACATGCCAGTGGGACCCGCACCTATGATATGAATTTTCATTCTAGTATATACTTACAAAATTAAATGAAACCAGATTTCTTACGTTCTTCCGGCGTCTTCATCGCATAGATGAACGCCAAGAAAATCAATACAGACGCGAGTGCGTACTCGATGTCAGACGTAGCCGACAAGGCGATAAGCATCAGCGAAAAGAATCGGAAAGATTGACTGTTAAACATAGACTTCAACCTGGATGGAATATTGATCGCGTTACCAGAAAAGAGACCCTGGTACAAGATGATCAGTGAGAAAATGATGGGCATCTTGAGAACTTTCTCAAGCGGCTTAGATACTGGGGACAATGCATTCGACAACTTTGTCATTTACTAATACCTAAGATATTTTTGGAATTTAAAAAATAAAGTTACTTTAGTGTAAGATGCTATGCGTCGCGAGCCGTGGGGTAAATACAATACCAAACCAAAAGGTAAAGACATGGAAATTTGCTGCCAAATTTTTATGGAAAAATAGGTTTGTTGATGATAAACGAGAATTGGGTAAGTGGACGAAACACGAACTCCTGGAACTTGGACCAACTTTCGTAAAACTCGGGCAAATCGCATCGACGCGATCAGATATTTATCCACCCGCATTTACAGCTGAGCTCGAATCTCTTCAAGATAATGTTCCACCTGTTGCGTTTGACACTATATCATCCATCGTAGATATGGATCTATTTACACACTTCGAACAAGAACCATTCAAGTCTGCCAGTATTGGACAGGTTCACAAAGCTACCTTAAAAGATGGTAAAGAAGTCATTGTCAAGGTAAAGCGTCCAAACATATATGAAACCATGAAAACTGACACAGATAATATCAGGGACATTGTGCATTTTCTCGAACGTGTGGGTATCGATACTGGAAATAGTTCTGGTATCGTGCTTGACGAATCCATCACATATCTCTTGGGTGAAGCCGACTACATGCAAGAGATTGAAAATGCACAACGTTTCAGAAAGGGTATGAAAGATGTCAAATGGATCAAGGTGCCGAAAGTATATACAGACGTCTCCAGTGAAAATATGATCGTCATGGAATATGTTGAATCTGAAAAAATCACGGACATACAAACGTTAGGTGTAAATCCCAAAAAGGTATGTGAGGCTTTGATAAGCTCGTATATCATTCAGACCATGGACAAAGGCTTTTTTCATGGTGATCCGCACCCGGGGAATGTGGGGTTTTCTAAAAAAGGAAAACTTGTATTTTATGATTTTGGACTTCTCATCGATCTTTCCGAAGAGTTACGCGAAGGCTTTAAAAGGTTATTCGTGCATATAATCAACAAAGACACCAAAAGTATCGTAGAAGTGCTTATCGCGCTTCGTGTCATCATACCCATGACTTCCGATCTTTCGGATATTGAAGTCTTTTTTGAATCTTTACTAACATATCTCGAAACGCTCAATGGATCTGATATCATGAATGATGACTTGGCATTACAACTCGCCGCAGAAAAGCCGTTTGTTGTACCATCAAGCTTTATATATTTAGCCAAAGCCTTTTCTATTATTGAGGGTATATGTGTACAACTAGACCCCGACTTTAACTACTTTACATATCTAGAACCTATGATCAAAGAACAATTCACGGAATCTATTAATATCCGTGATATTGTCGTATCGACGAGTGAGATACCGAGTCGGGTTCGTAATATAAGTAAAGCTGTTTTAGATTTGGAGAAATCTAAAGCAGCCATGCGTCGATCTATCAAAAAAACAAGACGTGAGGTTCGTTTCGCGCAATATAGCATTTTAAGTGCTATTCTCGCACAACAATATGAAGATACACCTGTGGCTGTGTTTTTTATTGCATGTACTCTATGGTTTACGTTTAGTTCTCGGAGGAATAAAATATTGTAAGAATGTACCTCTCTCCGCATGTTATAGGTAATGTTCCGTGTAAATGTGTCATACTTTTGAACCATACCATATCACCTTGTAATAAGTTTAACAAAGGCAATGTATCAATGTTTTTTTGAATAAATGCATCCCTCTTTTTCACACTCTTATTCGATAGACCTGACAATTTTTCACTATCTTCCTCGTTAAATATGTAAAATTTACCACCACCGAAATCTTTCGCACTTGATAATAAAAAACTCGCGGTATGATCACATTTATCGTGGTGTAGAGGTATTCGTACACGTTCGTTTGGTAAGTATCGCTTTATAAATACAAAATCAGAGTGACTCTTTATTTTCTTGTTTTTATATTTATCATAAATAGGTTTACATAATCTCCACAGTTTTTCATTTTTAACATCCAAACCCTCCAATATGTTTATTTGATATACGGGTTCGTCATCGACTGGTTCGGGAGATTCATCAAACTTCATATTCTTAGATGCGTGAATCAGTCGTTCACATATAATCCTAGGAAGTGCACGTGGTTCGATATGGGCATTCTCGGTGAGTTTTATCACATTACGAGGTGTTTGTTTCTGTCTTGACTTTGGTATTACAAGTATTATCAACAAAAATAGTAATAATATCATCTACTTATTGCTCATAAAAATCAATTTCAGTTTTAGACTCACCAGACTTCTTCTGGAAGAATTCTTGGTGTTCCTTGAAGATTTCCTTGGCACGTCGTTGTTCATCGCGGCTAATATCCGACAACTTTTCTCGGATCTTACCCACGTCCGTGTCACTATTCTTCTTCATCTTCTTACCAAACTTCTTGAAACGGTTAGTCTTTGCCGCAAAGGTAATAGAGGTTGTAAGTGAAAACATCTTTGTTTGTTACATTCTAAGGACATTTAATTTTTAAGCGCTTCAACTTCTCCTCAAACTCCCTCCGCTCACCCGGACTCTCAATTGGGGTACCATTGGCGAGAGCCTCAATTTCCGGCCCTGTAAGGTGCATAGCGTTGACTCTAAAGTCTTTGAATGCTTCCATGGTGATGGGCACAAGGGGTTGAACCAAATCATATATAGCATTCGCATAGTCCCGAATCTCCTTCTGGGCGTGGTGGTCCATACGAAGGTGAAGATAATGCATCAAGTTGTGAAGGTTAATCTTCCAATAGAATTCAGTGTAGGTACACTGTGGGAGGTTACCTCGCGCCTGCTCCCGACACACCCCCTCCTCAAGAAGGCTCTCATACAAATCAAAAGAATGTTCTAAGTGCTGACTAATTTGGTTGGTCTTTTCTTCGTGAACATCTACGACACCCTCAGATCCTTGGTTATTTACTTGAGACTGACCTCGTAGAACTCCTGGGTTGTAGTACTGTTTCGGTACGACGGAGTAGCGGGCGGAGAGCTCATTAACTGAGGCTGTTCGATGTCGAAAGTGCTGTCTCGCGATGTATAGGGGCATTTTGATATGAAATTTGAATTCCACCATTTCGAAAGGGGTCGTGTGCCAATGTCGAAGCAAGTACCTGAGGAGTCCTCGGTCTCCACGGGAAGACTTTGTCCCATCTCCATAACTGACTCGGGCTGCTTGGACGATTGACGTGTCCAAATCTTCTCTCGGCATGTGATCAACCAATCGTACAAATCCGTGGTCCAAGACATCTTTTTGCATAGTGTTCTAATTCTTAGTTCCCCTCAAAGCTTTAATCAACTTAGAAATCCGACACCGAGAAGAAATCGACCGCCATACATTTTACGCGCGATGAACACATTAAGAAATACAATTAAACCTACGAGGATTGAGAGACCAAAATAGCCTAGAGATTCACGACGTTTGTTCTCTTTCGCCGACTGTGCGCCTGCAATCGCAGCTGCGATTGCAACAATAATACCAATGATCGAATACACATACGTTATATATTTACCCGCGACATTCAATTTAGTACCGATTGCCATTTATTTTATCGTGAGATCTTTTTTTAAATCTTCGATGTCCCTGTAGTATCTTCGGAGATCCTTCATGAACCGTTTATTATTTTCGAGATGTTCACATTCTGGTTTGTTGAGGTATATCCACGCGAGATTCGATTTTGAGTATTTGGTTGCTTTTTGATTTTCATTCGGTTTACGTGCTATGAGTTTATCACTCTTTTTCTTCGCACTCGTCACTGTGACTTCTGTGCGATTTACGAAACTGAGCGCTTGCATGATGGTATCCGCCAAATCATCCTTTTTCTTTGATTTTATAAATACATCGAGCCAGTGTGCGTTCACGTCATCACGACGGATAAAGGCTTCACATCGTTCTACAGACACCTTTTTACGTTTAAGGTACTGTGATCGACCCGGTCCGGCGACATCTGGAATCTTATGACGCGCGTCGTAGATAATCGTTTCGGCGTTTGGATTTTTGATGATGAAATATGCGTGAAGAAAGTGCATGACGGATACCATTTTTTTATTACGATCGGGTTGTTTTTCGATGAGAATTGTATCCGCATCAAGAACCCATGGACGTTCATCGAGATGCTTTCTTAAAGAAACGTATATACCATCTTTATGTTCTGGTGGAACGCCCGAAACATCCCATTGGATGACAAGGTTCGAAGTTTCGTTAAGTAAGCACATGGCTAAGTTTCGAATACCAACATCGATACTCAAAATCATTATATTAAAGACCCTTTAATTCTTTAATAGTATCTGGGAGGTGGAGGTGCCACTGCAGCTGCACCTGGACCCTTCTTTGGCATCATCATCAAGAAATACACGAGAATGATACAACAGCACACACCCGAACCAATATACACGGGCCACTTAATCGCTGACCAAATACCACCCGCAACGAAGCCGGTCGCACCCTTTAAGGCACCACCAACAGCA